CGGTGCCGCTGATCTTGCGCTCGGGTGACGATTGAGCCTTACGGTTCGAGATCTTCAACTGCGTCTCCAATTTCGCAACCGCGAAGGCGAACTTCACGGGATCGGTGATGGAAGCGATTTCCTTCGCCTTCTTCGGGTTCTTGCCCAGAGCATAAACGACAAGAGCCGGGTTTTCGGCACCTTGCACAATCATCCCCTGCTGCATGACGCTAAGGGTGTCTTGGACGACATCCTCCGCGAACTCAAAGTCACGCACTTTCAGGCTGGCCTTCGCCCCCTGATAGCCCTCCAACTTGCGCTCCCATTCCTTCTGAACAGCTTGGTGTTCAGACTTCATGGCAGCCTCACGGTCGTCGTGCTGGCGCTTCTTGTCGTACCATGCGGTCAGTTCCCGCTCGTATCGGTCGGTGTCGTAATCGGCTTTCTCAAGCGTTGGCTTCGGTCCGAGGGGCGCGACCCCAGGTGTGTTCCGCTGTTCGACCTGCGCTAGACGCTGTTCAAGCTCCTTGGCTCGACGTTTCTCCTCACGATACTGCTTGCGAAGGTCACGAACCCAATCGGGCGCGCGGGCCTCCTCATCTTCTTCCGGGGCTGGCGCTTCCCCGCCAATCGAAATGACAACCTCTCCATCTTCGGCATCATCGCCTTCGCCTTCAGCCTCGTCTGCCATCTCGGCATCTTCGGCCTCTAGTTCAGTTTCTTCAGCCTCGACTTCAAAGTCCTCTTCGATCTGTTCTGCCAATTCAGTCATGCGATCCTCGCGATTTTCTCACCCATTACATTGTGCGGCTGGGCGGTTGCCGCATTCCGGTGGCGACGGTCTCTTGCAGAGCCTTCGCCGTTTCCACGACGTTGGTGCGCTCTTTCTGCTGAATGCCAGCAAGCACCTCAACGGTCTTGGCGCGGGTCTCTTCCGCACGCGCCAAGGTGTATTCTGTATTGGCCTGAGCCTGGCCAGCCTTGGCCTGCGCTTCCATAGCGGCGGCCTGAAGGTAAAGCGCCTGCGGATCGGGCTGCTGCGCTGCCTGCATTTCGGCCAACAGCTTCTCGCCTTCCTGCTCGGTCGGCTGGATGACGCCCATTTTGATCAGCTTGTCGCGGAAGTAAGCGCGCACCTCTCCGATGCCCTCGCCGTCCATGTTCATCATGGCCATCGAGGTCAGCACCTGCTGCGTCTCAGGATCTGGTGCGATCTGGATCATGCCCAACAGCGCGCGAACCGTGGCGCTGCGCTTGGTGGCCGAGGCCGGGCCGACATCAACAGCCACGTCGAACTTTGCGTTGGACAGGTCGTTTTCGTATTCAACCTCGCCGGTCTTGGGGTTGAGCATCGGCTTGCCAATCTCAATGCTGGACAACTCGCCGCCAAGGCCCACCGACTTCATCTTGCGGCCAGGCTCGACCACGATGTCACGCGCCATCGACAGCCATACCTCACCGCAACGCTTCACGGCTTTGGACATGTTCGACATGTAGATGTAGGTCTGCATATCCAGGCGCTGCTGGATCAGTTCCACGGCCTTGCCGCTGACGTTGGAAACGATTTCCTCGGCAGCATCAGGCTTGCCCAGCAGGTCGCTCATGTCCTGCTCGGTGATCTGCAGCAGGCCAGCCAGCGCAGGCGGGATCTGCGGCGGCTTGGTGTAGCCGACCGGGCCGGCAAGCGTCTCACCGCCGTTGGCATCGGTCACGGTGTTCAGGAGCAGGTAGGGATAGTTTCTGAGGTTGTCCTCGGACCACATCATTTCGTGGCCGGCCACCTGCTCGGGCGTGAAGATCGGCTTCTCAACGGTCGAAAGCGCGCTGATCTCGCCCAGCTTAGAAAGCTGCATGTTCTTCAGCCGCTGGGCGTCCTTGGCCAAACGCACATGGCCCATGCACCGCTCGACGTTGTCCACGAACCAACGCTTGCCGTAGACCGGGATGATCGGGATCTGATCGCCGGCAATGTAGCCGCTGTCCTCCAGCACCTTGCTGCCGCTCATGATGTACTTGCGCACCTTGCGGCGCTTCACACGGCGCTGGCGGATCTCTTTGGTGCCGACAGCCTCAAGCATCGTTTCCAGTTCAGGATCTTGATCGAAATCGCGCTCAAAATACTTTTCTTCCTGCCCATCGAGGGTCTGGAAAATGCGGATCAGTTCCGACGCCTCTTCGACGCGGTAGACCTCGGCCACATAGACGACATCAGGTGTCGCCCAGTCAAACGCCACCTGCTCAATGCCCTTCGGCCATGTGGTCGGGTCATCTTCCCAGACTTCGCGGTAGGCATCTGGCGTCATCGCCGTCAGCACATAGCACATGCGCGCGTCAGACTTGTCTTGGCGCTTGGCGTCCAGATCGAAGAACACGGTCGTATCCGCGTCGTAGATCGGCTCAATGCGGATGCGCTGCTTTTCGTTCTCTTCGTCGTACTCGTCTTCGTAGACAGCACGCAGGCGGAACGCACCGAAGCCACCGCCGACAGCCTCCTCAAAGGCGTTGTCGTACGCTTCATTGGCGCCGCTGTCCTGCTCGTCAGAACGGAACAGGCCATCGCACACGTCGGCCATCTTGTCGTCGTCGGTGCCGTCTTTGCTCACGAAGTCAACCGTGATGCGGTTGTTGCGGTATTCGTTGATGATCCGCATGACCGCAAGGTGAACCTTGTTCACCTCGAACTTGGGCTTGTTCAGATATTGCTCATAGAGGTTTCCCTCCCACTGCGCGCCCGAGATGGAGTAAAAGCGGCGATCCTCCAGACACTGCAAACGCTCATCGCGCATAGTGCTTTGGATGGTGTCAAACTCTGACATCGCTTCGGCATGAACATTTGCAAGCCGCTGGTCTCTGGTCATGCGGGCCAAGTTGCGCGCCTTTCGCTGGATATTTGGGCCGAAGTATACGGCAGGTCGATCTGAATATCAATCACCGTGCCATCGGCATGCTGACGGGGACAAGGCGGGCCTTCGGCTTGTCCTGCTTGGCCACGCGACGGGCGCCCTCGCAGGCATAGCGCAGCGCGTCGATGACGTGGTTTTTCTTGTCCTCCAGCACAGGCAAGATGCTGCCCGTGTCCCGGTCGGTCTTGTAGCTGTAGAGCGTCAACTCATCGATGGTGTGCTTGCAGCGCGGATGCACCACGATGTCAAAAGACTTCAGCCACTCAACGCCTTCTTCGACCGACTTCGGCCCCTTGACCGCCGGCATGATCTTCGGAAAGCCGTTCTTGCGCATGTGGCTGATCGTCTCCGGCCGCGCGCTGTCTGCCACCATCGGCCACTTCTCTGCCTCCGGGATCGACATGAACAGCGAAGGGGTGTCAACAATCTCGCAGCCAACCTGATAGGCCTCGTGGTCAATATATAGCTTCCGTCCTATAATGTGGCAGCGGATGCCAACCGTCGGATCGGTGGCAAAGCCCCAGTCAGCGCCCAAGCGATGGACGGCATCAGGCGGTGCCTCGAAGTCTTCAATGGCCCAGTTCTTGAACACGCGCGTTTCGCTGTTGCGGACATACTCGCCCTTCCAGACGTGCAGATATTTGTCTGGATCGCGCCGCTTGTCGTATTCCATTTCGTCCTTGAGAACGTCAGGGAACCACGGGTTGTCGGTATAGTTCACCTCGACGACCACGCTGTCAGGCGGCGGGTTGGTGCCACGCAGCAGGCCCTCAATCGGGTCCGTGTCGAAGCGTGGGTTCCAACTGAACAGCAGTTGCGAGCCGGGCTTGCGAAGCGTCGGGCGCAGGAGATCCAGCGAGAACTGGCTGATTGACTGGGCCTCCTCGACAAAGCAAATGTCGAACCCCTCCAGCGACTTCACGCTGTCGGCTGTGTGGTTCTGCATGCCCTGGAAGATGATGACGCCGCCGTGCGGGCATTTGATCTCGGCCTGCTGCACTTGGAACAGATGACCGACGCCTAATTCCTCGATCTTGTTCTCAATCAGCTTCTTGACCGACTGCTTCAGAGACTTCTGCACCTCGCGCACGCAGACCACGTCGGTCTTGCGCATCACGCACCGCTCAACGATCCATTCCGCGAAGAAGGTTGACTTGCCAGATCCGCGCCCGCCGAACGCCCCGATGTAGCGGGCGCTCTCGCGTTGCAGGATCGGCAGCGCCCAGCGCGGTGTCTGGATGTTCAGCTTCATGCGTCTGGCGCAGACCTGGCTTTTCCGCCTGCGGTTTTGGTGGCAAGGGCCGTTTTGATTTCATCGACGCTCACGCCGTAAAACGTTGCAGCACCCTCGATGCCATATCGATTAACGATGTTTTTCAGGCGCCGAAAGCGAGGCTCGCTGTCCAGTATCTGCTGCACTGTCATGCTAGGTTCTCCATCACGCTGACTTCGGATCGACGATGGTGCGTTTGATCTCGATCGGGATCGCTCCGCCGTCTGGCCCTGAGAGTTCCTGCTTGTCCTTCTGGCCAAGCATCTGCTTACCAAGCCAAACGAGCATTGTCGGGTTGCCATCCTGGGCAGCTTTCCACTGTGCGCGGCGCAGAGAAGCCTTCCCTTCGCCCTGGTGCTTTTTATAGAGGGCTTCAAAATTATCCACACCATCAATGCCTTGCTCTTTGATGCGGCGGTTTAGGGTCGTTTCGCTCATGTTCAGGATGTCGCAGATTTCGTCGCGCGTGCACTGGATGCGGATCATATTGACGAGTTGCTCGAACTCCTTGTCGGTCATTGGCTTGGTCGGACCTTTTGGCCCTGTTTTTTTTCGCTCGGCGGCTGGCTTACGGGCGGCCATCACGCGGCCTCCCTTTCAGCAGAGAGTTCGGCGAAGGTCTGGCCGGTGGCTTCAAGCGTTGCCTGCTGCCCGGTCCAGTCCTGCCACCGCTTGACGATCACGTCGCAGTAGCGCGGGTCCAGTTCCATCAGGCGCGCCTTGCGGCCGTGCTTCTCGCAGACGATGGCGGTGGTTCCAGATCCAGCGAAACTGTCGAGGACCAGGTCGCTGCCCTTGGTGTTGTTGAGCATCTGGTATTCGAACAGTTCGACCGGCTTCATGGTCGGGTGCTCGCCGTTACGGCTGGGCTTGGCGAACTCGAGGATGGTGGTCTGCTTGCGGTCGGATGCCCAGAGGTGCGATGCGCCTTCCTTCCAGCCGTAGAGGCAGGGCTCGTGCATCCACTGGTAATCTTGGCGGCCGAGGACGAGGCTCGACTTCTTCCAGATCAGGCATTGACGGATCGACCAGCCAATGTCGGCTGCCGCGCCGCGGAAGTTGTAGCCTTCGCTGTCGGCATGCCAGATGTAGAACACCGCGCCCTTTTTCATCACAGCGTCTGCTGCGGAATAGGCATCCCGGAGGAATTGCCGGAAGGCGTCGTTCGACATGCTGTCGTTCTTGATGGTCAGCTTTTCCTTGGTGCCTCCCTCGTAGGCCACGTTGTAGGGCGGATCGGTGAGCCACATGTCCACAAGCTGGCCGTCGCACAGGCGCTCCATGTGCTCTATGGAGGTGCTGTCACCGCACATAAGGCGCCCCCCCCCCCAGAAGCCAGACGTCGCCCTCACGGGTCACAGGGACGGCCGGTGCGTCGGGCACAGCATCGTCGTCGGTCAGTCCTTCCTTCGCTTCCTCTGGGAACAGCGCGCCGATCTCGTCGGCCTCAAAGCCGGTCAGCGAAAGGTCGAAACCCATGTCCTCAAGTTCGGTGAATTCGAGGGCGAGCAGTTCAGTGTCCCACTGGGCCAGTTCGGCCACCTTGTTCACCGAGAGGCGAAAGGCTTTGATCTGCGCATCGCTCATGTCGTCTGCGAGGACGACCGGCACTTCCTTCATGCCCAGCTTCTTGGCGGCTTTCAGGCGGAGGTGGCCATCGACCACGGTCCCGTCGCTCTTGGCGCAGATCGGAACACGGAAGCCGAACTCGCGGATGGCTGCGGCCACCTTATCGACTGCGTGATCGTTTTTGCGGGGATTGCGAGCGTATTCGATGCAACGCTCAATGGGCCAGGTCTCGAATGTCAGTTTCATGCTCACCTCATCTCGGCGCAAAGCGGGCCGGGCGCGTCAGCGTGATGGCTTCCTTCCGGGCCGGATCATTCCGGTTTGCCGGACACCACGCTGACCGTGCAATTATATGCGCTTCACGCAATTTTCGCAATGGCTCAGAGAGAAAACCACTCGACGAGGCGGCTCGAGACGTTCAGCGCGTCGGCCATCTCTCCGATTTCGACCAAGGCCCTCACCCACTGCGGGTGGCCGAGAATGTCGTGGCTGGTGAGTGCGACATAGGTGTAGGCCTCGAGACGGTCAGCGAAGCGCAGGCGCTCGTTGGTCTGGTCGATAGCATCCACACCCATCGAGGCGCAGGCGATGGCTTCTGCCGCGGCCAAGGCTCGATCAAGTTCTGGGTGCGCTCGCTTGGTGGGGCTTGGCACGTCCCCGACGATCAGTTCTCCGCAGTCGTGGTGCAGGGCTGCATAGAGCAAGGCCGGTGGCGCCTTGGGCCAGAAGAACAGGATGATTTGCGCCACCCGGCCGTGATGATCGGCGAGAGTTTGCGCTGGCACGTCGTGGTTTGTGTGCCAGCGCGTGACCGAGCCTGATCGGTAGATCGGGTGGATGCCGACCACGCGATGCTCTGGCGGTGTCAATTTTCCAGCCTCGATGAGATGACGGCGTGATTTAGCATCGAGACGGATGCAACCATGTGATGGAAGAATGAGCCATGCTCCCAGCCAAACATGGCAAGATCATCACCATCGTGCGCAGCATAAGCCAGCGCTCGAATGTCTCCACTCTTTGCCTTTTCGAGAAGTCGCTCAAGCATTGATACAATTTCAGGATCAGGTTGACCTTTGATGATCGCGCCATGAATGGCTTTGATCTCTGCTGACTTTGTCATTTTGCCTCCACCGGCATGTCGGGCTGGTCCTGGTATTTGCCGTTCCCGTAGCTGGCAGGAGCGACCACCTCGTGAAAGATCGCCTGCGCGATGCCTGCGCCCGCTGGAATGCTGAGAGGCTTCCACCCGTGATAGACCAGTTCCAGCGTCAGCCAGCCGCGCCATCCGGGCTCGATTACGGTGTTGAAAACAGAGAGGCCGCGCCGCGCCCAGGTGCTTTTGTCGTGGACGATCGCCACGAGGTTTTCCGGCATGTCAAAACGCTCGATGGTGCTGGCCAATGCGAAGCGGCGAAACGGGTGCAGCGTGACGGCCTGCTTGATCCGCAGATCGTATCCCGCTTCTGACAGCCCATAGCTGACGCCATGCTCGCGTAGCTTCATCCCTGCCATCGGTGTGAGCGGGCTGGCCTCGTAGAGTTTGCGTCCGTTGATGATCATGCTGCGGGCCACATTTCCAGAGTGTCGCCGTTGGCATCCTCGAGGCAGACGGTTCCGCGCTTTGCGTCGCGCGATGCCAGGCGAAACTGGCGCGATGCCTCGGATGGGATGCCAGAATAAATCTCGCGCGGCTCGTCGGTCTTGCGGCCCGACCAGCGAATGACGAAGTGCGTCACGCCGTTGACCATGTCGAGCGTGTCGCGGATGTTGGCTGCCTTCATCTGGCACCAGTCTGGCGTCTGGTTCGGGTCGTCGATCTTGCGCGGGTTGCTGCGGTCCACATGGCTGCACACGCGGCCTGCAGGGCGGAAGTCGTTGAAGATGCACCAGTTGCAGTGGATGCGGTCGATTTCGTTTGTCTTGGGGTCAACGATGACCACTGGGCCGAATGATCTGCTCATGTGTTCTCTCCCTTCTTGATGTAAACGGTCTGAGCGCTCAGGCCCAGGTGATCGAGGATTTTGCCGGTGGGCGGGCGGGTGCCCTTAATCACCTCGTTCAGAAAGCTGCGCGATACGCCGATCTCGTCCGCAAGGCTTGTTTGCGTGCGGGTTCGGATAATGCCGTGAAGCTGGGCGAGGACTTCATCCTGCGTGAGGTGCTTGGCCATTGGCCTCTCCTTTGATCTCTGCGATGGTGGCGGCGATGAAATCGCACAGCGTTTCGGGGCATGGGTCGTCAAGCCAGACAACATCTGTAACGCCGCCTCCGCCGCCGTTTTCAATCGACGCTTTCGCCCGTTCCAACGCCTCCACCGCCTTCGCCAGCTTGGCTTCCTCGATGTCCGCACGGAACCTCCATGCGTCACCCCTCTTGTTGGCCTCAGATAGCTCTTTGGTCAGTTCTTTGATGACTTCCTCCAACTCCTCATACGAAGGTGCTACATCTGGCTCTTGAGTTAAGTGCCACGGTTGATCTTCACCATACTTTTCACTCACGTCTGCTCTCCCTCAATCTCGGCCAGCGTGGCGCGGGCTTTCCTGCCGTTGTCGTCAGACCCTGCGAATGTCACAGTTCCAATGCCGGGGAAGGTAACATCCTGTGTGGCGTAGAACCGCAGCGCCTCCACCACCTTCTCCAGCTTGGCCTTTATTTCCAATCCCGCTGTCAGGACTTCTCGGCTTCTTGCTTTCCACTCGTCCCGCTCGGCGGTCAGGGCTTCGATGCGGTCTCCACGCTTGTCGTATTCGCGCTGTAGGTTGCTGATGAGCCTCAAGGCGTGATTCGGCCTCTTCACCAGTTCTTCGTCACTCATTTCGACCTCCCTTTATCTTGCCAACCATGATGTTCTCCTCAGTGTCTTTAGGTCCGGCTTGATCGTATCTGGTTTGTGGGCCGTCATGTTGGCGCAACCGTCTCCGCTCGGGTGATCCAACGGCTCTCTGCAAGACGGGCATGGCTTCAGGTCAGTCATTTCCCCCTCCTCGCCGGGCAGTCGCGGCCTTGGTTGCAGTCATGGTTACAGGGTGGGCAGGTCATTGCTTTTCCAGTTCAGCCAGCACGGTGCGGGCGCGTTCGATAAGGTCAGGACCACACGCTTCGATAAACGCAGAGATACGATCTTCGTCGTCACCTATGTAGTGAGCCTCGATCACGACTGGCTTCTTGCGATAGAGGCCCATCACAAACGCTCCGGCGCGGGCTTGGTAGCAGCCTTCACAGCCCACATCGCGGCGCTCTCAATTTCAGTCTGTGCCAGAGCCTTTAGACGAGCAACCTCGTTGCTGTGCATCGCGCTCTCTTGGCTATCCACAGCTGGCACGGGGATGCTATCAATGAAGTCGATCAGCGCCGAGGCCATGCTCTTGATGCGGCCAACAGTGTCGTCTGCGCTTGGGTTGAAGTTGATGCCAACCCGGTATTCGCCTTTGGTCATTTTTGCTCTCCTTGTTTCATGAAAATCTGCTTGCTGTTAGCCGCGCAGGACGGGCAGCACATGCCCTTGACGATCTTGCTCAGGCGGTTGACCTCGATCGGCATGTAAAGGCCGATCCACTCGTGGCTGCACTCCCCGCAGCGAACCCATTGCGGCTTGCGTGTCTCAGGCATGCTTAAATCCTCATCGGCATCAGGATTTGCAGCAGCGCCGGGTCGTCGGTTAGGACGCGGGCCGGATCGCCAGCGCTTGCCGTCTCCAGCCGGATCGTTCCTGCCCGATCGACGAAGGACTTCAGGTATCCGAGGTTGAAGCCGACCGGCTTCTCGCCCTTGGCCTGGACGGGCATCGAAACCTCGGTGCCGTCGTAGTTCCGATAGGTCATCTTGCCGGTGGTCGGGTCGATCTGGATCGCGCGCGAGCGCTCGGTCGTCGGGGGGAACCGGCGCAGCGCGGCGGCGCTGATCACGGCGGTGATGTTCTGCGACGGATGCGGGATCACGCGGGTGTAGTCCGGGAACGTGCCGTTGATCGTCTTGCTGGTGATCGTCCAGCCGTCGCCAGAGAACTCGACCCGGTTGGCCGGGTGCTTCGGTGCGAGGGTGGCATCGCTGTTCTTCGGGTCGGGCGAGGACTTCACCGCGATCGTGCCGTTGCTGCCAGGCTTCATCGCGCGCTGGAGAATGGCGACCGTCTTGCGGGGAACGATCATCCCGTCGAACGGCCACGGCTCGCCCGCGTCGTAGATCGCCATGCGGTGCCCGTCGGTCGAGACCGCGCGCAGGCCGTCCTTGTCGTGCAGGAACACGCCATTGAGGTAGTAGCGGGTTTCCTCGGTCGAGATGCAGGCGATCGTCGAGGTCAGCGCCTTGTGGAGCCGCGCCTCGCTGATCGTCGCGCTGTGATCCTGCTGCGGGATCATCACCGGGAAGTCGTCAGCCGGGCAGAGTTCGCGCACCACCGCGACGACATCATCGACCTTGATCGTGATCAGGTCCTTCTTGCGCGAAATCGTCACTTCTCCCTCGGCCCAGCGCAGCAGGCCGTTTAGGAACTTTGGCTCGATGGTGGTGTCGATCTTGCCGGTCGCCTCGATCACGTCGGCGGTGGCGCGGCATTCGATGTCGAGGTCGGTGCCGCGCACCTCGATCCCGCTGGCAGAGGCGGTGATCCGCACCATGCCAAGGACCGGGATCGTGTTCCGGCGCTCGACTGGCTGGGCAGCGAAGGCCAGCGCGCGCCGCAGCGCCGTCGCGTGACATGTGAAGCTTTTCATTGTTTTCTCTCCCAGAGTTCTTTGATCCGATCCTTCAGCGCTTCGCGCGCGTCGAGCGGATAGCTGTCGATGAAATTCCGGCGCCGGTGAAGCGTCGGAAGGCTGATTGCATGCTTGGCCGCGCTGTCGATCACCGCAGCCCTGCACGCCTTGCCATAGGCAGCGCGGGTTTTCTTGTCGGGCAGGTAGACCTCACCCATCCCGACCTGATCGCCTGGCTGCCAAGGCTTCATTTCTTCCCCCTTGGCTTGCGGGCGATGTAGGCGAAGAGCGGGCCGACACGGCGCTGGTAGAGCAAGCAGGCTCCACCTTGCGCCGCCTCGAAAGCATCCCGCCTGTGCGGGCCCCCTGCGTGCTCACCGACGTGATAGACAACCTCGTCGCCGGGTTCGGCGCCAGCAAGGGCATGGCCAAACATGCCAGCGCGCTCCTTGGTGATGTCGATCTGCGCCATCAGAACGGTATCTCGTCATCCATGTCGTTGCGCGGGCCCGGCTTCGGCAGATCGCCGTAGGCATCCTCCTGCCCCTTCGCAGCACCGCCACCGCCACCAGATGCGCCGTCAAGCATGATCATCTTGGCGTCGAAGCCGCTGAGGACGATCTCGGTCGACCAGCGGTCGTTGCCATCCTTGTCCTGCCACTTTCGGGTTCGGATCGCGCCTTCGATGAACACGCGATTTCCCTTCTCAAGGAATTGCTCGATCACGCGGACCAGCGGGCCGAACACCACGACCTGGTGCCACTCGGTGCGCTCCTTTTCCTCGCCGGATGCTTTGTCCTTCCATTTCTCGCCGGTGGCGAGCGGAAACGAGGCGACTTTGTCCCCGTTCTGCATGCTCCGAATTTCCGGGTCTCTGCCCAGGCGCCCGATGAGCGAGGCGCGGTTCAAATCAGCCATTGCTTTCTCCGTTGATTGCCATCGCACAGTTACACATTTTTGCGAACAGTGCGAGGTGTTTTATTGCGCCTGCCGCAATTATTCTGTCGGCATCTGGCGCGGCGCAAAGCCAGCTTCGCGCAGCAGTTCAGCAGCCCTTTCCGGTGAAATGCGCTCGCGCGGCTCTTCCTTCTTCGTGAAGTCGCGGCCGTTGCGGCGCAGTTCGAGCATCTGGACCGCAGAAGGCGCCCCGTTCATCTCGACCCTGCACCTGGCAGCGATGTCGCCTTCGAGCGGACGCTTCCGACGATCGGGATTGTCTGCGCTTTTCCACCAGCGCACCGCGCGCTCGATCGCCCAGCGCGGAAACTCGGCCAGTGCTTCGCGCCAGTCCTCGGCCTCCATCTCTCGCACACCCTGTGGCGTGTCCTTCTCGTAGTAAGGGCTGAGAAGCGCAGCGATGCGGGCGAGGCACCAGACAGGCTCCACCGGCACCATCAGCTTGCCAGAGACGCGCTCGACGTCAGCCTTGGCGGGGAGTTGATCTTGCGGCAACCGCGGCAAACGCCGCAGCCATTCCAGACCCTTGTCGATTTGCTCCTCGGTCAGCGCGCTGCTTGTCGTTGAAATACCATTCCGGCTTGACGGACTGCCATCCGCGTTCCTCTGCGAGACCGAGTGCGTCATCGGTGTCTCCCCCTGCGTTAAAGATTTCCTGAAGGTTGCTGGCGAGCCGCTTGGCCGCCGTGAGCGTCAGCGCTTTGCCCTTCGTCCGCTTCCGATAGGCGATGAAGCTGGCGACGGCATCTGGCGAAGCCCAGGCGCAGAGCGTTTCGGATATTTCGTTTGCCTCGGCGCGTCCCCCCTTGGGGGGCAGGGGGGTATCTTGTTCACTTCCAGGGTTATCTCTTCCAAGGTTATTGGCTGGCAAATTTTGCCACCCCACCCGTGCAGATTTTGCCACCCCGGATGGCAAATTTTGCCACCCCTCATCGGCTTGCAAATGGAAGGCAAAGCTGTTCGCAGTCTGCTGCCCGTCCTCTCGAAAAGCGTTCTCGATCGAGATCAAACCGGCCTCCTGCAGCGCCGCGATCTGGTCTTGGACCGATCGCTTCGACATCTCGCAGACCTCGGCAAGGCGCGCGAGGCTTGGGAAGCACCTTCCGGTCTCTCCGTTGTGGTGATCCGCCAGCCAATAAAGCACGATCTTGGCGGCCGGTTTCAGCCCCCTCTGCTTCATCGCCAGCGCCGTCATGTAGTGGCTCATGGCTTCTCCTTTCGTGTTGTGGAGACGCCGCCCGCAATGCTATCTTGCGGTCAGCGCATCCGCCTATGCGCTCTGCCGATGCCAGCGGTGTGCAGACCGCTGCGGCTATCTTGGGGCGGGTCGAGCGCCTGCCAGCACTCCCCGCCCCGACACTTTACTCAGCCTTCCCCTTCCGTCCAAGCCCCATCTTCGCCGCTTCGCTGATCCGATACCATCCAAGGCGAAGGATCACGTCGCCGTCATCGTCCATTCGGTGCAGCGTCTGCTGAACCTCGCGCGGGTTCAGCCCCATCTCCTGCGCCATCATCTCGGCGCTGGCTGCGGGGATCATCCGCAGATACGCCAGAAGCTGTTCCCTCACTCGAATATCCCCGCGATGAAAACGGCGGCCACCGCTCCCGACCAAGCTGGCAGACCGACCAACGGCGCCAGAAGCATCAGGGCCACAATGAGGCCCCATCGTATCAGCGTTTGCCCAGTGATCATACCTCTCGAACCTCCAAGCCCATCGCCCGCGCCACCGCGACGCGGACCTCGTAATCCCGCGTCGGCATGCCCTTCGCGTCCTCGTAGACCTGCACGCCGTCCTCGATGTAAGCGAAGTCGAATGTCAGCTTCATCTTCCGCCCGGTGCGCGTGTAGAGCGGCCGATACTGGCCGATCAGTTCCACCTTTACCTGGCGACGCAGTTCGCTGATCTCGCCGCCGCGCTCGAGAAGCTGCAGTTCCATCCAGCGCGTAGCTTCCTTCTTGCTGTCGAACTTGACCTCGCCGACCTGCGTTTTCTTCGCGCCGTATTTGTTCTTGGACGGCCTGCGCGCAAAGCTGGGCTGGATCTTCATCCCCAAGCCTCCGTTGGCACAGCGCCCTCTGTGACCAGGGCGATGAGCATGCGCGTCGGTCGCTCCGGCTGAACCTTTCCGGCAAGCCAGCGCGAGAGGTGATCGTTCCGAACCCCGACCATCTTGGCGAAGTCCTGCTTTTTCATGCCCTGCGCGCGAATGTGATCGGCCAGGGCGATGTGTGCGGGTTTGTTTTCCATGCTGCCAGCATAGCGCGGCCTGTTTTTTGCTTCAAGCGCAAGTTTTCGGTTGAAAGAATGGCAGAAGAAAGCTAGACCATTGTCAGACGAAAAGGAGGAAGCGATGAACACCGACGGAAACTTGGACGCGCTGAACCGACACCTGCACGAGCAGGAAGAATACGAAGCGCGCACGATCACCTGCCCTGAATGCGACGGCGAAGGCGTCTGCGCCCACGAGGAAGCGGTCGTCGACTATGTCAACGGCGGATACCTCAAAGAGGTGATCGACACCTGCGAAACCTGCCACGGCTCTGGCGAGATCGAGGTCGAGGAATGACCGAGCGCCACAAGTTCTCGGTTGGCGCCTTCCAGGGCTGGCTCTGCGGGCCGCAGCACTGGGAGGTGCGCCACCGCGACGGTCTGGTGATGGGCTGCGCTAAGAACATGATGGAGTGTGCCACGCTGGCCACTCGCTTCAACGACCAGAAGAAAGAACTGGACGAGGCCAAGCAGGTTCTCGAAACGTCGAACAACCACTCACCGGAACGGGTCGAGCAAGCCCGCGCCACTTTCGCAGCACTCACACGGAGGAACACATGAAACTCACCGAACTTAAGATCGCCCCAAAGCGCGGATGGGAGATGGTCAGCAATGACAACCCGCTGGTTTGCACCGTCAAGCTGACCAGCGACACCGCCACTGTCGAGACCACCCTGCACGAAGATCAGGTGCGCCAGGTTCTCGCCTTGGTGCGGAGCATCGTCGCCGAGGCCGCCCACCGCAACGTCGCGGCTTTCGTCTCGCAGGTCACCGCAATCGAAGCACAAAAGGAGATCGAGGCATGAGGATCAGGGACATCATCGGCGACATCATCGGGGTGATTTGCCTTTTCGGTATAGGCTACGCCTTCCTGCTCATCGGCTACGGACTGGGGTTTTGACATGAAGGGCATCGCAACAGCACTAGCAAAAGCGCAGGCCAACATGGGCAAGGCGCTCAAGCAGGCCAACAACCCGCACTTCCGCAGCAAGTATGCAGACCTTGGCAACGTCATGGACGCCTGCCTGCCTGCGCTCAACGAGGCCGGGATTGCTTTGATCCAGCCCACCGGCACCGACGAGCACGGCAGCTTCGTGGAGACGATCTTGATCCACGGCGAAAGCGGCGAGCAACTCGCCTGCCGCGTCCCGCTGATCCTCGGTAAGAACGACATGCAGGGGTTCGGATCCGCCGTCACCTACGCGCGGCGATACGGGCTCATGGCAATGGCCGGGATCGCGCCAGAGGACGACGACGGCAACGCCGCTTCGGCAGCAGCTCCAAAGCGCGAAGCGGAGAAGCCACAAGGCCCGAGCGCGGAGGCAGTCGAGGCGGCGATCTCTTACCTCGGCGACGCCGAAAGTCTGGACGACCTCAAGGCTCGCTGGAAAAACGTGCCACCGGCCGTCGCAGCGCACGAGCTCGTGATCGCCGCAAAGGACGCGGCGAAGGCAAGCCTCAGCAAGCCGATCCTTGATGACGAGATCCCCTACTAGGGGGTCTCACAACCGCAACCGGAGGAACAAATGAGCACGATAGGCCACAACAACCCGCCCGACCCGATCGACACCGCGCTCGCCCCGTTCGGCGACGCGATCGAGGAAGCGCAGAACTGGCTCGACGGCAAGCCAATCGAAAACGAGGAGCAGCTCCGCGCGACGGACGAACTCCTCAAGACGATCAAGACCGCGATCAAAGAGCTGAACGCCGCTCGCGACGAAGCGACCAAGCCACTGCACGAAGCATGGAAGGCCGAGATCGCGCGCTGGAAGCCAACGCAGGACGACCTCGAGAGGATCTCCAAGGGGATTGTCGCGGCGCAGGATCCCTTCAAGCGCGCTCTCGCAGCCAAGAAAGAGGCGGAGAAACGCGCGGCTTGGGAAGCCGCAGAGAAGGCGAGAAAAGCGGCCGAGGAAGCAATACTCTCCGCCAAAGCGTCCGACATCGAGGCGCAGCGAGATGCTGCGGAAAAGGCGGCTCTCGCGCAGCGCGCGGCCGAGGAGGCAAGCGCAAAGCAAAAAGACAAAGTGAAGGGGATGCGGACGGTTCACCTCTACAAGATCGAGGACTATCGCGCGGCGCTGCATTGGATCGCGCAGAACGACCGGGAAGCAATGACCGCCTTTATCGAGGCTTACGTCGGCAAGAACCACAAGGATGCCGAAATTTCCGGCGTGCGTCGCTGGACCGAAAAGGAAACCTTCTGATGGATCGCAAGAAGATCGTCGAGACCTTCGAGCGGATCGAGCGCGAGGGCGGAGGGCTTGCCAAGATTGAGGCAAGCCTGACCCTAAGCAAAACGGCGATCGAGCTCGAGCTTTCGCGCGAGCTGGTTCGCTCGGTGATGATCGACCACTGGACGATGCAGGGAGGCGGGTGATGCCTTACCGGGTTAGACTGACGGGCCTGCGCCAACGCGCTTATGCGCACCAGCTCATCGACGCAGCGCCGGATTATTCGACGGTCCAGATCATCGGCGGCGATCGAACGGCCGACCAAAACGCAAAGATGTGGGCGATGCTTACAGATGTCTCTCTTGCGAGGCCGGAAGGTCGCAAATGGACGCCGGAGACATGGAAGTCGGCGTTCATGCACTCCCTCGGGCATCAGGTGCAGTTTGCCGAAGGTCTAGACGGCGCGGGTCCGTTCCCGCTTGGGTTCAGATCCTCGAAGCTCTCGAAGGCGCAGATGAGCGACCTGATCGAGTTGATTTATGAATACGGAGCCCGCAACGGGATCCAATGGAGCGAAAAGGAGGAAACATGAAACCGAAATTGACTGTGGTCCGATGGAGGACCATCAAGAAGCTCGAGCCGTTCCAAGACCGGGTCTTTACTGCTGGGGAGGCCGACGTGCACGGAGCGTCGCTTTTCAGCCTCGAGGAGTGCGGCTGGATCGAACGCGCAGAGCCACCCGAGGATCTGCCCTTTGCCGTGGCGACGCAAGGGCACCACTGGCGAGTGACTGAAACGGGCCGCGACGTCATCGCGGTGTTGCCACAAGAACCACCGAGGAGAATGTAAATGGCCGACGCATACGAAGTAACCGCCGAGGAGCTGCTTCAGTTCATCGAGCGGATCGAAACCCAGAACGCGGCGATCGCCGACGAGACCGAGGCGCGGAAAGAGATTTATGCCGAGGCGAAGGGCCGCGGATACTGCACCAAGACGATCCGCAAGATCGTGGCGCTGCGCAAGAAGCGCGCCGACGACATCGCAGAGGAGGAAGCGATCGAGAGCATGTATCGCGCCGCCTTGGGGATGACGTGATGCGGTGGCTCTTGATCCCGATCATGCGTCCGATCGCCAAACGCCGGTTGGTCGAGCTTTACGCCGACCGGGACCGGATCCAAAATGCGATCAATAGCGCGCGGAAGTCCAAGTCGCGGGTCTCGGATCTTTACGAGCTCGCGAAGCGGACCAACCGCGAGTGCCATCGCTGGGAGCGCTGGACGTGAACCTCACCGGCCGAGGCCCGCTTGGGCTCAAGCAGCCAAAGCCAGAACGAGGCACAGCAAAGGCGCGGGCACACATTGCCCGCGTCAAGTCTCTTCCTTGCGTGATCTGTCAAAAGCCCGGGCCGTCTGACGCTCACCACGTCATCTGCGATCGATACGGAACGCGGAAGGCCAGCGACTTTGATGTGATCCCGCTCTGCAAGGCCCACCACCAAGACGGGCCGGAGGCGATCCACAACGGCAAGGCGTCATGGGTCGAGAAGCACGGGCCAGACCACAGCTATCTGCCTGTGGTCGAGCAGTGGCTTCGTGATATGATGTGACAGCCCAGCGGGCGGTGGCTTCGTAACACCCGCCGCGCGGCGGACCTTTTCCTCCCTGGAACCCGCCGCGCATCAATCTCCGCAGCCAGCATCCAAGAGCCGGATCAGCCGCGCCCCCGTAACCACGGAAGCATCACCACCATCCTGCGCCAGTGCCGCCGCATGGGCCGTGCGCGCAGCCGCCGTGCCATCACAGATCCCGCTTTCCGCGCTGCTCCAAGAACACGCGGGCAGCAGCAGGATCATCCCCAACGATGTCAGCTTCATCCATCCGTTGCAGGGTTTCGACATAGCCCTTCAACTCCTTCACCTTGGCGTCAGCCTGAGCCGACTTTCTGCCGCCAAACCAGCTTGCTGCCAGCATGGCGACAGAAAATAACAGCTTCGAGACGGCGCCAAACAGCGCCCGCCAGATCATGCGCGCTTGGAGTAGATCGACCAAGCGGCAGCAGCCAGCGTGGCCACAGCGCCGCCGATGGTCGTGACGGTCTCGGCATCGACCAGACCCTGTCCGATAAAATAGCCGCCGACAGCAGCAACGAGGGCGCGCACGACGCCTGCGATTTGTTCACCAGTCATTATGACCTCCTGAAGAAAGCGGCCAGAGCCGCGAAAAACCCAGCCTTCGGCGCGACGGGCGCTGGCTGGGGCCTTGCCTTCGCATACCAGCTTGGCACGGAAAAGCCTGGGCAAGCCTTGGCAGCGTATTGGTTATGGCCCGAGATCGTCTTGATCGTCGGGTGATCCTTCAGCAAACGCACCAGCAGATCCTGCAATGCCTTGTCCTGCTCTGGCGTGAAGTGATCCGCAAACTTGTCGCCAGCCGATGATCCATGACCGCCGAACAGCGATATTCCGATGGTGCCGATGTTTTTGCCCTTGGTGTGCGCTCCGACCTGATCCAAAGGGCGGCCCGCGACCGTAGAACCATTGCGGTCGATCAGGAAGTGATAGCCGATGTCCTTCCACCCGCGATCGTTCACATGCCAGCGGCGCACCTCGGCCACCTTGTCGGCGGTGGTGCGCGACAACCACCAGTCAGGCGGGGTGGCCGTGCAGTGAACGATCACCTCGTTCAGCGGTCTCATTTGCGCAGGCTCTCTTCAATCTTGTCCAGCTTGTCGAAAACCTTCTGGATCAGGATTTGCAGGTTCTTCATCTCGAGATCGTGGGCCTTGTTGTTGGCCGATGCTTGGGCTTTCAGCACCTCGATGTCAGTGCTATGGGTTTGCTGCTTGCTGTGCAGCACCCACACGAAGGCCGCCACCGGGGCGACGATCCACTGCATGACAGCCTCAAGCACGTCCATAGCGTCCCTCATGTCTTATTCCGCTTCGAAATGGCCGCAGCCTTTTTCTTGGCATCTGCCTTGCTGGACGCGCCCCATGCCTTCAAAGAAAGCAGCAGGCGCGTCGGTTCACCGTCTTTATACTCAGGCCCCGGCATGTTGCCCATGCGCGCCAGAAATGAAGCCCGGCGAGGATTGTCGCCAGACTTCACCGGGGCCTTCAGGTTCATGCCCTCGGCCTTCGCAGAGGCGCGCCCCTTGGCGTTCAATCCGCCCTTGGGGTTCTTGCCCTCTTTTCTGGTCCAGGCCGGCGTCTTCGCCATATTAGTAACGCGGCGGCCAGTTGTCGTAGCCGTTCAGCGTGATCGTGGCAGATCCCGACGTGTAGGCGCCCGTCTTGATGCCGGCCCGGTAGAAGTTCTTCATCGGATCGTAGCCGACTTCCTCGACCGGGATGGTCCAGGTGTCAACGTCGCGCCAGACCGTGCCATCGGTCGAACGCTGCACCGTCACGGTGGCGACAAAGGTTCCAGAGATAGACAGATTGAAATCACCGATGATGAGGACGGCATCGGTGAACGTGTTCTGGGCCGATAGGGTCTTGGTTGTCGCGGGCATGATCGCCTCCTGTCAGAAAATGGGTCGGAAGATTGAACTGAAGACTTGGCCGAAAACCTGCCTGACAGCAGGGAAGAAGTCCCAGCCAGAGTTGTTTCCTGCGTCCACGTTTCCTGTTTTTAGAAACGCATTCCACGTTGCGCCGCCGGTGGCGTTGATGTCCTGAATTGATACGTTGGAAACCTCAACCGTCCCAACGCTGTCGCTCAACGTGGCGCGCGTGCCTGCCGTGCTGCTGTTCAACGTGATGAGATTGCCAGCGGTGCCAGACACCCCGAAGGCCGCGACCGTCTGCGTCGTGCCAGCGGTGAGCGTGATGGTCGCGGGTTGCACCGTATTGGTGATGTTGGCGAAGCTGTTGCTCTGCTGGATTGTCAAAGCGCCAGACCCGCCTTGGTTCAACCGAGGCCATGCCTTTGCGCCGCCTGCAAATGTCTTTGCGCTGGCACTGGTCATGCTGATGATGCCAGCGGACGGGCTGACGGTCAGGTTGGCCACGTTGGTGTTCGCGTTCCACGCAGTGCCGCTGCCTGCGATAGTCCACGTTCCGCTGCCGAGCGTTAGGGTTTTGGTTCCAGAGCCAAGCGCAAACGATCCGAGCGTGACGTTCTTGTCATTTGCATTCAACGTGCCGTTTGTCAGAGTGAGCGTGCGTGTGGCCCCAATTTCAAGGTTGTCTTGAATAACAAGAGTTGCCCCTGGGCTGGACTGAGTAATCGGAAAGTCCAAAACTTTCCCATTTGTGGTGAGGTTCTGAGTTCCGCTTGTTGCACCAAAAAACAGCGGCCCTGCGCCAGCCAAGATACTCACGTTTGTGCCAAAAACGACATTACCGTATGCAATCACCGCGCTGGCCCCGTTATAGCTTCCAGCGAAGTTTGCAAGGTCTATATTTTTAGCGCGACCATCTATGCGAACAATGTCCGTCCCTGCCGTTACGACGAAAGAAAACGCTGCCGCCTCAGTGGCCGTGAATGATGAAACCGTTCTGGTCCCGGTCGAGCCGGAATAGGTAAGGTTTACTGTCGGCGTTCCTGTGACACTCAAGTTTGTGCCAGTGTTTAGCGTCCAGATCGTCGCGCCATTTCCAGTCAGGTTAATGCTTCCTGTCCCAAATGCGACTGTCCGCACGTTGGAGTTAGAAGATGAAAAGTTGTTCATGGTAAACGAGAAATTGTTAAGGTCTACAGTTCCAGCCGTCAATGTCAGGCGCGTTGCAATTGTCAGATTTGCACCCAGCTTGAGTGCAAGAGTGCTGGTGTTGACAATGACATTTGATGCAGCAGCATTTGCCGCCGTTGTGCATGTTCCAGTTCCAGACGCAGCATCAAAGTTTACTGTGTCTCCTGAAATGGGAGGCCCACTCCCCGGCGCCCCGCCAGATAAGGCTGACCAGTTAGCAGTGCTTGCCGCATCCCACGTCCCATCACCGCCGACCCAAAAGTAAGTAGCCATTAGAGATTGCCCTCCGAAACCCAAGTCCCGGGTGTCCCCGCCACAGTGCAAACCCAAGACTTAGGCTGGCCAACGACTGGGGTTTGGTTGATAACACGGTCTCCAACAGCCCAAGCGTTGGCAACTGGTACGGCTGTGCCATAGGTCGTCGCGCGACCCAGTGTGCCGTAGAAGTTAATCAGGCGTGCACCTGCCGGATTTGTGATGGTAGGCGTGGAAGAGTGCCATCCACTCTCGACATATTCTGTGGCTGAGTTGATCTCAGCCTTAAATGTCAGATTTCCAAAGCGCGGATTGGCCACAGTGATCCTGCCAGTATTCTGATACAAGACAGAGCGAGAAACGCCAGCGCCACCCGTATTCGCCTCAAAAACTGGGCTGGTCAACGTCACGTCAACGCCAGCAAATGCCGCCACATAGAAGTTCAGCCGATTTGCGCGGAATATATCGCCTGCGCTAGTCGTCAGCGTGATCGGATTTGCCGGCACACAAGTAAAGGCGTCGTGGTTTGCGGCGTCATAATAGTTGTTTGATGAACTCAAGCGTCCGATTGTATAGGTTGCGGCACCGTTGTTGTTCACCAGAAACGCCTGAAAAGCGCCAGTATTTGTAAGCTGGTTGTCCCGAACAAATAGATTGTTGATGGAGCAGCCAGTAATCGAAGAACCAGACGGGCGAATAAGGAATGCGTTTGCAACTGTGCTAACAGTATTCCCCGCGACAACAAACTGCTTGATATTGCAGTTGGCAAATTCTGGAGACAAGAAGATACCAGCCGCAGACGCGCCTGCACAAGTCACCACGTTGCCTGAGATGTCATAATAATCGCTGTTGATCTCTTGAGAGATGCGAATCCCGCCAACTGTCGTTTCAGCGCTGTTGAGTATGTTTCCTTGGACACACCCGTTGATGCCGGAAACAACAACGCTACTTGCGATGTTGTCAGAGATGATGAACAGTTCAGTGTTGCCGTGGATGTCGATGCAGCCGACATTATTTTCACGAGTGCTGTTGCTGCATGCGTTGTTAGAGTAAATCAGGTCACGCACAGGCTCAAAGCCGCCGCTGCTGATTGCGTGACGCGCATTGTTGATTTCGTTTTTCGTAACCTTCACACCTTGGCAGGACACGACGCCGACGCCATAAGATGCTCCGGTAACTGTGCCATTCCAAACGTCATATATAAAGTTTCCGTCCACTTGGCCGCCCAAGCAATATCCGACAAAAACACCGGCATAGCGAGAGCCGTGAACTTTACAGTTTCGCACGGTTGGATTGCGTGAATAATAGATTTCAAGCGCAATGTTGTCATCATCGCACTCGATCTCAAGGCCCTCTACAATGACCTGCGGCATATCCAAAAGATGCACGGTCGTTGTTGCAGCGGTGTAGCCATCATAGAGAGGATTGGAATTGGTGATCGTCGTTCCGCCAATGAGTTCCACTAGCGCCAGCTCACCCTTAACATAGGCTGGGCGCGAAGGGTTCCAAAGATCAGTTGAACTGATAAGCAAGATGCGGCCCGGCGTGATCCCAGACGCGCTTGCCACCGTGAAGGTGTCGCTGTTCTTGCTGACGTTTGCACCAAGAGCAGTGCTTGAAACGCGCTGCCCTCCAAGCTGGATCACGTTCAGACTGGAGACAGATGATGCGTCAATCACCGCACCATAGCCTTGAATGCTGACCGTCACCCCATCTGCAAATCGTTTGTTTATGCCACTTGTGATAAGGTAACGCCCCGGCGGAAACACCAGCACACCACCAGATGCACCAACAGCATCAAGCGCCAGACCAATAGCCGCCGTGTCGTCCGCCACGCCATCACCAACAGCGCCGAAGTCTTTGACCGACACATAGTCCTGCAAGCGAGATGTCAGAACGCGAGTGACAGCGCCGGTCGAGCCTTCGTTGTAGGTCATCTGATCCGTGCTGCTGGCAGACGTGCCGGGCAGGATGCCATAGCCGACCGGGCTGTAGATCACCAGCGCGTTGTTCTTGTCGCGTACCGTCACCGAGAACTGCGCGTTGGCATAGATCAGCGCCGGGCTGCCGTTGCGCGACGGATAGCCGTTGATGGTTCGGATCGGTTGGGCCGCCGGCTGCGTCAGCGCGCTGTCGTAATACACCTGGATCGGGTTGGTTTCCGGGTTCAGGTTGGCCGTGCCAAAATACAAATAGCCCGCGTCCAGCGGATCACCGTTCTTATCGGTGAAGATCGGATAGGGCGGGGCGAGTTGCGTCAGCGGCATTGGGCATCCTTTCGCGTGATTTTTACCACGAAATGCGGGGTCTTGGATAGGGTCATTGCGGGGCCATCGATCTGCGCTCTGGCTTTTCGCCCTGATCGGCTGTCAGGCCAAGAAGCGCGCCATTGATCCAAATGCGCGGATCGCCAATGTCAGCCGACTTGGCCCACTTGCGGAATACAGGATCAGCCGCCAAGCGGCTCTTGGCTTTCTCGGTGACAGTGTTGGTCGCGGCTTTGGCAACGAGATCCTTGAAGGCGTCGGAGGCGAACATGTCGCCCATAGCCCGCACGCCATCGCGCTTGCCAGCATCCGTCAGCGCGCCGACAAGGGCGCCACCTGCTGCGCCGATCATCGGAGAGCCGACCATAGCGCCAGCAGCGCCAGCAGCGGCCTGCGTAGTGCGGCGCCCAAGCGTGCTGCTCATTGCCGCTCCGATAATGCCCTGCGCATTCAATTCAGCCAGAAGAGCCTGATTTGCCGCGCCAGTGCGAATGATCTTTTCCGATGCGTCGTTGACATATCTCGAAACCTCATAAAGATCGCGCAAAACCTTCTGCCCATCCTCGCCCAAGGTTTCTGCAATCTTTCCGTAAACCACCGAGTTCTGACGCAGATCACGATACATTTTCGTGTATTCGGCAAAGCTAAACGGCGCACTGATTTCCTCGCCAACCGTGCCAACGCCGCCAGTGGACCTGCGAGACCGAGACAATGCCGAAACAGCAGTGGCGATAGCTTCGCGCTGAAGATCCTTCGGGATGACCTTTAGAACACGGTTCAGGCCAGAAATGTCGCCACGGCGGCCACCACCGATCGCGCCCCGGATTGCCGTGGCAACGCTGCCTTCAAGGTCTTTCCCGAAGGAGGTTGTAATGCGTTTTTCAAGCGCCTTTTGCTTGGCCGTGGTCTGGTTTGCCAACCGCAGAGTTTGGCGCAAATCATCGCCACCGACAGATGCAGCAACGCCAAGCTGATCCTCTGCCAGCGCGCCATAAACACGCTTTAGGATCGCCTCGTTGACATCTGTGTAAGGGCCGCCACGGCCTTCCAGCGCGCGGCCAACGTCCTGCTTGATCGTAACAAGGCGCGCATAGGTCAGCGGCGTATCGGGGTCAGTGACAACGTCAAAGAGTTCTTTTTCTTTGCCCTTCAAGCCGCCGACACCGCCAAGGTCGGTGATGCGCTCGTTTAACAGCTTGACGCTGTTGGTTGGGTCAACAAGCGTGCTTGGTCTGATTCTCGCATCAACCTGCTTGTAAAGCCCAGAAGCTTCACTTTTCAGGTCATTGCGCGTCTTTTCGAGGTTGCGCAGAATGTCGTCAGAAATGCGCGACAGGTCAGGGCTGCCATCGATGGCTTCGAGTGCTGCATCCGCCTTGTCGGCAGCGCGCCCCAAAGACTCGACCCAATCAGCTTCAGCCGCAGCACCTTTTTGAGATCTGGCCATCCCGACAGCAGCGCGCAATTGCTGATGATCCGACCAAACGTCGGGCGGCATTTCCACGCCAAGGCGTTCTGCGGCTGCACGGGCTTCAGGATTTCCAACAGCCATCGCAGCCAGCTTCTCGCGGGCGGCTTGGGAGCCAGCGCCCCCGACAGCGGCCTTGCGCATCAGTTTTTGGAACTCATCGGCTGCCATCTCATCCGGCGTCATTGCCGCTGCGCCGGGTGCAGCACGGCCAGAAGGCGCAGCGGTAGGCCCAGCAGCAGGAGCCGCACCAGGTGCAGGGGAAGGCGCTGCGGCGGCAACAGGTGGCACGGCAGCCGCAGGCGGCGCTGATGGGGCCGCAGGCGCTCCAGGCGATGGCAGCGCACGCGGCGGGGCAGGCAGCATCAACGGCGCTTCAGCCGCAGCAGGAGGGGCCGCAGGAGCGCCGCGCACGCCTCTAGGGGCCGCAAGGCGCGGCGCGGTGGTAAGCTGCCCAGGAGAGCCTGCAAACGCCTCTGGCAGTGCCGCAAAGTCGCGTGCAAAGCGTTGTGCCGTCTCTGGTGACATCAGCCCGGTCGATGCCATGATGTCGGCAATCGCGCCACCAGCATAATTCCAAGCACCAGATCCAGCGGCGCCGGCTGTGATGGCCGCATCGCCAAGATATTCGCCAACCGCACGCACAGGCGCAGGGAATGAAACCTCGGCGCCACCGGGTCGAACCAGCGGCATCGTCTCAGGTATCTCGGCCACGCCCTCGCCGCCGACAAGGCCACCAGCAGCGCGCCCTGCGGTGGCGAACTGTTCCCGGCTGAACTGCTCACGCAACGGGGCTTCAGGTTCGCCACCAGCACCAGCAATGGCCTGCTGCACGGGAAGCCCCTGCATGATGCCCTGCACGATGCGCTGGTTGTTGGTCGAATAGCCGGGGCTGACAAAGCTGAAGCGAGGCACCTGCTGGCCAGTTACGACATCAACGGCCTCGGTGCCGTCAAACGGCAACTGCACAACGCGGCCACCACCTTCGACCTGCATGACGACCTTTTCGCCAGACGGTACGGCAGTGGTCGGCGCGGGTGCAGTGGCAGCAGGCGCAGTGGTGCCTTTGCGCGCCTGCGTTTCCTGCTTCGCCACTCGGTCAATAACGTCCTGCGACGTTCCCTCTGGAAACTCCAAAACCGTGCCGTCGAAGAGTTCGATCTCAATCATTGGATGCGGTTCCCGTTTTCGTCATATCTCACGCGGCCACCACCAGCAGGTGCTGCGGTAGTGGTCTCAGGTGCAGCGGTGCCTTGGCCTGGGCCGGGCGGATTTGCCCGCATCCATGCGGTCATATCTCTTTCGCCGCTGTCAAGGAAGTCGAACCATTGACCAGTGCCATAGCCACGAGAGAAGAACCTGGATTGCTGCGAGAGGTAATTAGACAGCTTTTGCTGCGCTGTCTTTTTACGCCGCAACCAATCGGAAAGCTCTTTTTCATTCAGGTTTGTCGGCAATGCAGTATTGAGAGCCAGTGCAAGTTCGCCTTCAGACAGTGCGCCGAATGTGACCGATCCGATAACATCAAGGCCAAGGTTGTTGCGCAGGTTGTCAAGTTCAATGGTTGATGCGTTCCAGCTTGGCAGCCTGTTTGCAATGACACCAGTATTTGCCCCTTCCTCCTCAACAAGCTGGATCGCCCGATCAAGGTTAGAGATATTGGAGCGAATAGTGCCAATCTGCTTGAACGCCTCAATGCTGAGATCAACGGCAGCCTTGCCACCAGCCTCCGCAGCGGCAGCCAATGCGCCCAAATCAGCCGCAGCCTGAAGCCTTCCAGTGGCCCCAGCTTGCTCAACAGCACCCTTCACGTCAGCCATAAGCTGCTTGTCGTCTTCCATAAGCTGCTCTGCCGCAGCACCAGTGACGATTTCATTTGTCCTGTTATCTCGGACCTCAACAGTTCCGTCTTTGCGTACAATCACGGTGGCGAGTTTGCCGGGCAGTGCAGACTGAACGTCAGCGCCGCCAGGCTGACCCTGCCCAGTCTGCTTAATGATCGCGTCCATGACGCCGGCATCAATCGCCCCAGAAGCCGTCAATAGCGCCAGCGTGGCCACACCTTGGCCCTGCGGATCGATCTCTACCAGCTTGCGGTTGGCACGCAGGGCAGCGGCTTCCTGCGCGTCTCCTGCGTTCTCTGCGGCTGCGATGCGCTCGTCAAGCATGGCCAAGGCAACCTCGGGCTTGCCGCCCAGAAGGCTGGTCGAAAGCTGGATGCCGAATTGCGTGTCAGCCTCACGGCGAGGGGCTTCCATCGCCTCAAACGCACTCTGGAACTCGCCAAAGGTCGAGGCGTTGTTCAGCGCAAACTGGTTCAGCGCATCTGTCGTCAGCGTGCCGCTGATCGCCATGTCACGCAGGCCCGCAAGCTGTGCCTGCATGGCCTCGGCCTGCGCACGCTGGCGCTCTGCCTCGGCACGGCGCATTTCAAACTCGGAAGCAGCGCGGGCCTCTGCGGCGGCGCGCACATCCATCACCTGGCGCTGCTCAATGTCTGCCCGCCCAAGGCCATAACCGCGCATAGCCTCTTCAATCGGGTTCTTCACGTCGAGCATGTAGTTGATAGGTTCCATCAGAACGCCCCTCCGCCGTAGAACATGCCCTGCCCGAAGGTCAGCGGTGCGCTGGCACCTTGCGGCGTATAGCCTTGATACGCCATGCCGCGACCAAAGGCCGTTCCTGCGCTGCCGATCAGATTGCCCCAAGTCTGAGCAGCGGCGAGCGTTCCGCCGGCCTGTGCGGCGCCTTGCTGCTGCAACAGGTTGGCCACATTCGTGCCAGTTTGCATCCCAGCCGTTCCAACATTAGTCGCTGCGTTTTGGCCCATCGTAGCCAGCCCGCCGAGGCGATTATACTGCTGCTCAATCAAGCCAGACAGGATCTGCGGGCGGAACTGAGCCAGCGCGCCCTGCACGTTGCCGCCACGCAGGCCACCCGTGGCAGCCGCACTCTGCAAGATCGCGTTCTCGCCCTGCCGCGCCAGAGCGGCAAACTCTGGGCCTTGCTCGATAGCCTGAATGGCCGCACGCTGTGCATCCGCACCAGCCGCGCCAGTCAGCGCCATCTGCTGGCCAAAAGCCGTCGTGCCACCTGTGACAAACGGCGCAAGAAGTTTCTGAACCGCGTCGAACTGGCGGCGCTGTTCTGCAATGCCCTTATCCGCAGCCACCGACTGCGTTTGAGCGGCAGATTTCTGCGCCTTGGACTGTATACCAGCGCTTAGAACAGCGCCGCCAAGCAGGGCAAGACCTGTGCTAATGGCCATGACGGATTTCCTTCGTGAATGTGCGCTCAATCGGCATGAAGCCGCTGCGGGAATAAACGCGCTCCATCGTTCCCGCTCGCTCGTTTTCAAGCGCGATCATAAACAACTGGCTGGCACCGATCTGCTCGGCCCAGCCCTCGATTGCAAACATCATCTGCTTTCCGGCGCTAGATCCGCGCTCTGCCGGATCGACCCACCAAAACAATTCTTGCGCGACGGTCACGCTGGGCGCGAAATAAAGCGGGAAGGCCATTGCGCCCGCAATGCCAACCACGTCGCCGCCTTTGTCAGCCACCCAAACCTGCGCTGCGTCGGAAGCGTCAACGTGATCCAGAAACGCGCCAAAGCCTGCTTCATCGAAATCAACACGCTGGCCCATCGGAGACGCAGCGAAAAACGCCCGCGCCTGCTCAATCACGCCTGCCTTGTCTGATTTTTCAGCTTGGCGAACCAGCACCGGGCAACCCTCTTTGGATCTTGCCTGCTGGTGGGCCAAAGTCTCAGCGTCCGCATTATCGCAGAAATCGGTTTTTCGGGCAAGGCTCGTCATTGCAGGCGGAACCTTTCAAGGATGGCATAGGGATTATACAGGGAAAGCGGATCGACGCGCTCCCCGTAAAGATCCGCCACACGGTTCGACGGCTGATAGCCACGCGCGAAATCGCTCTCTTCCGCGCCACCAGGCATCGGGCGGAAACGGGACTGCGTGGGCGTGCCGAGATAGCTGGCAGCCCGTTGATCGCGATATTCTGCGGATGGTCGCAAGAAGTCCCTGACGATAGCCGCCGCGGCAGATCCAGCATCAGGTGCCGACATAATGGATCGCGCCGCCGCGCTTTCCGGTCCTTGCAGTTCCATCATCATAAAATCAAGCTGCGCGTCCACATCGCTGGGGTCAACGCCACGCTCGCTGGCAAACGCCTCATACTCCACACGGCGAGGGCCTGTCAGTTGGTACAGGCCAAAGCCACCGCGCGATCCCGGCACAATAGGGTTGCGCTCATTAATGCCAGGATCAAGCCCGCTTTCGTCTTGAAAGTTCATAACGAAGCCCTCCGCAATATGCGGCGGCAAACCACGGGCGATCAGTTTTTCCCTGATTTCATTTGGGTCAACTGTGGCCATCAATCGTCTCCTTCGTGCGCCTGGCATGCGCGCAGGGCGGAACAGACGAAATCAAACTTCTTGCAATAGCCGCGACCGCCGCCAGAGGCGTCATAGTCCGTCACCGGGATGCTTTCCATCATGGCCTGCATCATCGGGTCAACGCAGAAGTATTCGCAGTTCAGGCACATGCGACGGCGGGCTTCTTTCTCGTTCATGTCCCAGGCTTTGGCCAGCCCAGCCCAGAACGGCTTGTTTGCCTTCGGGTCAAGCGACGGATTGGCCGGGCCGAACTGCCAGCTATCAATCGCCACCTGCTTGTTCTTCTTGTTTTCGGCTGCGCTGGAGATCTTCATCTTCGGCAGACCAAACTCAATCATCATATCGTCCATTACGAAACCTCCCGGCCTGAGCAGCGAATTGTGAGCGACGTGGCAGCACCGGCCAACGTCGAGATGAACCCGCCAGCTTCCAGCACATGGCCGACCAACTCAGGGCAGGTGTAGGTTTCATCGGGCGCGATGGCGCGAGCGTCCAAGACCAAGTTGCTGGCCCCGGCAGTCCCGCCAGAGGTCACAAGGTTCACCGACAGCGTGACGTTGCCGGCGCTGGTGTTGGTCACCGTGAACTTGTCGATGATAGCCCTGACCGCCGTGGCGGTGTATTGCGTGGTCTGCGCGTTCTCGGCCTGCTTTGCCGGGATCAGAACCTTTACCGTGACTGCCATGTTGGCCTCCTTAGACGATGCTTATAATGATGCCGTTTACCACGGTGACTGTTTGGATGCCCGCAAGAAACGTCCCAGACGCCCCAGTGATCGGGACAGGTGCAGGCTGCGTTGCGGCAAACGATGCCATGCTCTCAGCAGACACGGCCACGGCCATAGCGGCCTCGGCCTTAACATCTGCAGCCATTGAAAGGCCCGCCAACTGAGCCGCATCAGTCGCCACTGACAGCGCCACCTCGGCTTTATTGTCAGCCGTGCCGGTGGCCAAGATGTTATCGGTGATTAACTGCGTCAGGACCACAATATCGGCGGGCGTCAACTGCCCAGCGACCTTGAACAGCCGCTCGATCGCCCGAATGGCCTCTGGATCATTGCCGACAAAAGCGGCGATCTGGTTTCTGGTTGGAGAGATCGGATCTGCCATCAGAATGCCAGCGGTTCGACCCGCGCCTCCAGCCGTGCCATCGCAAGCTGCGCCTCGCTGGTGCCACGGAACTTCTGCAAGCGCCAATTGCGCATGTGGCCCTGCTGAAGCCAGACCACCCGCTTGTTATACTCGCCCAGCTTGCCCACGCGCGCAGGCTTCTCGACGCTGTAGGTCAGGCCATCGACCGAATAGGATGTCCACACGGTCGGATCGGCACCGGGCTGCACACGGCCCGTCAGCGACACCAACTCCATTTCATGGAAGATCGCCCCACGGCTTTCATTGTAGACGATGGTCGTGCCGAACTCCCAGCCGATTGTCTCGCCCCAGTGGCTGGCGATGTTCTTGTCCAGATAGCCCACGTCAGTGTCAGCAGGTTTGCAGACGTTCCACCGATCATAGGCCCAGACCGCATCGCAGACAGCCCATCGACCGAGGCCAACCAGCGAGGTGCGCAGGAAGAACCAGACAGGCTGCCCGACAGCCTGCGATCCTGCGGCATCGAACACAATGGTCTGGTCTGGCAGGTGGATGTCGAGGAACTGGTGGCCCCCCTCGGTGCGCTCCTGCATAAACGAGGTGGAAAGCTGGGCTTCGGTATAGCCCGCAAGGATTTCCTCAATCTCGCGCGTGGCGATCTTTTGCACAGTGCCGTTGGCGCCGATATAGACCGAAATGTTTTCGTTGGTGCCACTGCCCATGAAGGCAATGTTTTCGCCCAGAACGCAGCAGGTGTGTGTGCCCAGCGTGCCCTTCTGCATTTGCGCGCCGGGGATGCGCTGGAACGGAAAGCCAGCCGTGCCGATGTTGTCAAACACCTCGATGGTGTGGCGGTTCAGCGCGTAGATCTCATTGCGCAGCTTCAGCAGGGCCTTCACCGGGTCAGGGTCAGCTTCCGAAGATCCATACTTCAGCGGATCGACGGCAAATGGGTTGTTCAATTCCGTGATGACGAGGAACTCGCCGTCGGTCGTCATGAAGTAACCATCGACCCAAACCACGGTCAGAGCCGTGCCGAGATCTGGATCAGTCACCTGTGCCAGCGTCGTGCCGTCGTAAAGATAGAGCCGACCGCCAGAAGTCACGGCCAGATAATCGAAGCTGTAAGTGAACGTCACGCGGCCACCGCTGCCGACATCGCCGATCACCGTGACGGTGCCGTCTTGCGCGACCGTGACCAGCTTGGTCCCCATCACGCGGTAAAGCACGCCGTTCCAGTTGATGCCGCCCCGGTTGAACCCAGGCCCGTCACCAGTCTTCACAATGCCATCACCGGGGCGAAGATAGCCCTCCGAGATGCCCGTGGCTTTCGGCACAGGCACAAGGTTGACAGGATAGCTCGTCCGAAAATCGGGCGAGCCATCCGTGTAGATCCCGTTGATGATGCCGATCTGCATTGCTGCCCCTTAGAACTTGATGGACAGATTGAACGATTGCAGCGTCACAACGTTGTTGGCCGTGGCAGGTTGCGCGGTGATTGCAAAGACCTGGTCAGCAGTAGCATCGACAGACAGGTTTACGATTGCGCCTGTTGAAAGCCCGTGACCGGTCGTGCCGACGGCGCTCCCGATGATCTGCGAAGATCCACGATTTGAAAGGATTTTTTGCGCATCAACGCTGGCGTTACTCGCAGCGGCAACAGTCATCACGGCGCCGCCGCCAAAAGTCATGCCAAGGTTCTTCGCGGTGGCGTTGTTAGTCATGCTGAACAGGGCCTCAATAAACATGATGCCGCCGATGCCCATTGACGAACCCGGCACGGTGACAGATGCCAGCGTTACAGCAGTGTTTGCCACGGCCACGGTCGGTGTGCCAAGTCCAGACCTGAACGGCAGGTTGATGGTGATCTTGAGGCCGGTGGTGTCCGTATCCAGAGCCGTGACGGCATAGAACCCGTTGACGCCCGTGCCGGTCGCCCAGGTCACATAGACGCTTGCGCCAACCGCAACAGCGGCGGTCAGGCCATGCGCGCCCGCGCTGACAAGGCGAACAAGGCCGGCGTTGGTCTCATAGGTCAGCGTGGTGAATGTAGCCGCTGGCTGCACCAAGCTAACAGGCGTCACAGAGCCAAGCACCAGAGCCGGGAAGCTGCGCAGCTTGGGCTGCACCGCGACATCGTATTCCACCGTCGCGCCGCGATTGTAGATCGTGGCAACGCGGTCGTTAGCATAGGGGCCGAATGTCTGCGCGCGGTTGGACAGTTCGACCACGCCGGTCGGGGTTTGCACGCCGATCTGAACCAGCGTCGGCTGGTCGCCAATGCTGCCCACGCTCAAGGACGATCCGCGCGGGATCAGGATTTCTTTTTCAGTGCTTACTGCGGATGCGTAGAGGAACATGGTCATCGTCCTTGTGTTTAGGATACCCGATACCATGCCGACGTAGCAGCATCATATCGCATGGTGAAGAAGGCGTTGGCAGCGGCCAAAGTGGTCGGAGCGCCGGTGACTGTCTTGCCTGCGCCCGAGACGGTCAGCGAGGAAACGATCTGCGTGCAGTTGACGCTCACCTCCTGCTTGTCGGTAGGCGCCGATGGCAGCACAATGGTGCCAGCCGCGAAGGTGGCCGTCGGCGTCAGCAACAGCCAAGTGTCGCCGGCAGCTACAGTCACAGAAAAGCCCGTGGCGCTGGGTGCCGCGTATTGCGTCGTCAGCGAACCCGGCAGCGTCAAGTTGTCCTGCATGAAGGTCAGCAGCAGGTTGATCGAGGCCTTGCGCGTGTCGCCGTTATTCGTGGCCCAGACGGCGAGGAGATCGCCAAGCTGGATCGTGTCAAGCGAAGAAAGCTGATTGATGTTGGTCATCGCGTCATTCCCATGTCAATGCGCTGTCCGGGCCAACCGTCAGCGGGTCAATTGGTTGACGCAGGAATGCGTCGTTGTAATAGCGCCAGCCCTTGTTGCCCTGGCCGCTCGGGATCGTCATGTTGCCAAGCTGCATTTCGGTCGGGAAGGTCGATCTGGACAGCAGCGCCTTGTACGACATTTGAGCGTTGGCCTTCGTGTCTGGTGAAACTGTCTTACCATACCCCGGAGCGATGCGCACCGCCAGATTGAGGTGCATGGCTTCAAGCGCGTCATCAGGAACGCCGATCACCTGATCCAGATCGCTGGCAGCGTTGGAAGATGGCAGCGGATAGCGCAGGCGGATGCCCTTGCCGTTCCACGTTGCCATCATCGCGTCGAGGCGCTGCAAGGCACCTTCCAACTGCTGCGGGGCCAAGTCAAAGACATAGCCAGCGAGGCCGATCTCTTCGAATGCCCGGTTCACGATGTCGCGCTTGGTGTATGCCATCACAGAGCCTCAGATTTGCGCGTGTGGCCACGCTTTGGTTTAGCCTTGGCCTCGGGTTCAGGATCTTGCGCAGCACCGCTGGCGGCTGCGATAGCCTCGCGCACGGTGAAGTGCCAGCCAGCCTTGATGGTGGCTTCAATCTCGTCATCTTCCACGATGCACAGATCAAACGTCTCGGTCGCGCTCCGCTTGAACGCGCCGGGAGATTTGTAAAGCATGGTCGTCATTTTTTGCCCTTCTTGGCTGTCTTGGCCGATGCCCTGAATGCGGCTGCGGTCGGCGCGCCTTTGGTGCCAGGCTTGCGCATCTTCTCGCCAGATCCGGCTTTGATGCGGGCTTTTTTGGCTGCGATGTTTGCGTAAAGACCACCCGGCATTATTTCTTCCCCTTCGGCGCTTTCGACGGCTTGCCAGCCTTCATGGCGGCGGTGCGTGCGGTGTTCAATGCGATGGCGATGGCCTGCTTGCGCGGGCGGCCCGACTTTTCTTCCATCTTGATATTCTCACCGATGGACTTGCGGCTGTAACCTTTTTTTAACGGCATGGCATTAGACCCCTTGGATGTTTGAAGGGGGCGAGTTTCCCCGCCCCCAAAGATCACAATCAGGGAACCTGATTGAAGAGCAAGATACCCGACATTTCGGGCTGCTTGTTCACAACACCGAAGAACGTGTCCATACGATACTTCGTGATGGCGGTGTTGATGTCGTAGAACTTCTGCATCACCAGTTCGATGCCCTGATCGGTGGTGCCACGCATCACGTCAACGCCAGCGTTGGTCGGGATTGCGTAACGGCCCGGCAGGATTTCCAGAGCGTCTTTCTGCCAGAACACGTTAATGTCGGCAGCGTCCACGTTCAGGATGGTGACGGTCGAACCGTTGGCCGGGGTGGCCGAGACGTTCTTGTACTGCAGTTCAGCATCGGTGCCGCCCTGAGCCGAGATGATCGGCGGGGAGATGACAACGGTGTTGTTGCCTGCAGTGCCGCCACCCGAGGTGATCGAGATGATGCGGAACGTCTTGGCTTGGCCAGTGTCGCCCTTGGTGATGTGATGCAACGCATTGACCGAGGCCAACTTGAAGCAGTCACCAACGCGCACAACAGCGCCAGCAGCCAACGTGATGTTGAGCGACTGATAACGGTTGTCCACGTTGTTGGTTTCACCCGTGCCGGCGGTCGATGTCGCACGCGGGGTGTAGTATTGGTTCGCACCGTTGATGGTGATGTCACCGACCGGGGTGGTGTTGCCCACGATGCGGTTGGCATAGTCCATCTTGTAGGTCTGGAAGCCAGCGACTTCACCGACGAACGAACGCTCATAGGCGGTGGTCGGCTTGCCCGTCATGGTCTGACGGCCAGCGAGATCCGACGCCATGCCGTTATACGAGCGCGAAGACAGCGCCAGATAACGGTCGAACATCTGCACGCCCTGCTCGTTGAACACGGCATCGCATTCAGCCACGTCCGAATAGCCGCCGGCAGAGCCGGAACGGGTCACGACCATCGTGGACTGAGCGGCAGCCACGTTCATGATGGCGACGTTGATGTCCGAAGCAAGTTTCTGCTTTGCGGAGTCACCAAGGCGGCCTTCCTGCAGTTGGTCACGCAGTTCCAGAGCGTCCAGAGCAAACGGCACGGTCTTGTTGAAGCCGAGAGTTGCCGGGACAGCAAGCTGCGTGAAGTCAACGAACTGAGCCGAGATGTCGGTGCGCGGTGCGCCGTTGATCGAGGTCGCAATGTAGGGCTGCGGGCGCCAGATCACGTCGTTGGTGCGTTCCATCATCGAGCCATCGGTGTTGTACACCGACACGTTGCGCGACATTACCAAAGCGTCGTTGAAGCCTTCGAGGATGTTCTCGAACGCTACGCGCTCTTCCTTACTAAACGAGTTCGCCATTTTAGCGGTCCTTCATGTGGGGGTTTAGCCCTTGGCCTTCTGCTTCTTATACTGGAAAACCTTGGAATAGTCGCCAGTCTTTTCTGCTTCAGACCGCAGGCGGTCGAGGGTGCTGTCAACCGCGCCAGACGGGCGGGCGGTGCCGCTGATCTTGCGCTCGGGTGACGATTGAGCCTTACGGTTCGAGATCTTCAACTGCGTCTCCAATTTCGCAACCGCGAAGGCGAACTTCACGGGATCGGTGATGGAAGCGATTTCCTTCGC